GCCGCGCGACTGGGGCACCGGTGAGCGCCCCGGAGCCGCCCGGGCTGGACGCCGCGCTGGACGTGGCCCGGCGTGACTGCGGCCTGGTCGGGAACGGCTACCTGCAGCTCACGCGTCACGCCGATGGGCGGATCACGGTCGACCGCATCGACCCGGCGACGGTGATCCTGACGACGACCATGCCCGGGACCAGCCTCCCGCCCAACGTGCACCCGCTCCGACGGGGCCAAGACACGCCGACCGTCTCGGACGGGTTCTACGTGTGCGAGTGCGGCGCGGCGCACCCGCACGGGTACCCCTGCCCCTCCGCGATCCTCGCCGCCCGGCGCGCCTTCCCTGAGCGGGACGACCCCGCGGCCGAGCGGGCGCACCGTGACGACCTCGCCCGTGACGCCGCCCGGCGGTGGGTGTACGAGCGCGACCAGCCGGACAGCTTCGTCCCTGACCGACTGGCCTCCGCGCTCGACCGGCTCGCCGCCGCCTACCTGCCCGACGGCCTGCAGGACCCGCCCCGGTGAGCGCCGACGCAGCCAGGCTCCTCTTCCGAGCCGCCGCGCTCGGTGTGGCCGTGGTGACCATGTGGCTCGTCTACCGCTTCCACATCGTCCCTGGTTGGGCGGGCTTCGATCAGCTGCAGCGCGCTGTCGCGGTCGTGCTCGTCGTGGTGCTGCTCACGTGCGCCGTCGTGGGCTCCTTCGCTGCCCTCCGCGCAATGCGCAAGCTGGATGACGAGGGCGACCGGTGACCGGTGACCAGCTGGCCCGTCCGGACGTCGCCTCCGGCGAGCTCGTGCCCGTGCAGCACGTCCGGGCCGTCCCGGTCCCGCACTCCCCCGCCGCTCCGGAGTCGGTGTGGTCGGCGATCGACCGGGAGGTGGACGCCGCGACCGAGGAAGCCATCCAGGCCGGGGTGCCGGCCAACACCCGGCGCGCCTACGCCCGGTGGGTCCGGGACGCCGAGGAGTGGTGCGAGGACCGCGGCCGGGTCGCGCTGCCGATGACCGCGGAGACCCTGGCGTCCTACATCGCCGACGTGAAGGGCAACGGGCTCGGGGTGTCGTCGCTGCGGCAGGCCATCGCCGCGGTGCGCTCGCACCACGCGCTGTCCGGGTACCCGGAGCAGCCGCCCGCGCACCTCGCGCGGATCATCGCCCGCGGCCACGCCCGGGAGCTGGCCGCCCGCGGGGTCCGCGTTCACCAGGCACCGCCGCTGCTGCGGGACGACCTGCACCGCATGATCGACGTGTGCGACCCGGACACCCTTCGGGGCCGCCAGGATCGGCTCCTGCTCGCCGTCGGGTTCGGCGGGCTGTTGCGCCGCTCGGAGATCGTCGGGCTGCACGCCCGCGACGTCCGCCCGGTCCGGCCCCCGGGCGAGGGCGTCGAGCTGTTCATCGCGGCCTCGAAGACGGACAAGCTGTCCGAGGGCGTCACCGTCACCGTCGACCCGGTCGCCGAGCACCTGCACGACCCGCGGTCGGATATCGCGCTGGCGCTGGCCGCATACCGGGAGGCCCGCGCCGCCGCCGGCCTGGGCTGGGACGGGCCGCTGCTGCGCACCATCGGCATCGGCGGCCGGGTCCTGGGCCCGATGACCGGGGACGCGGTCAACGACCTGGTCAAGGACCTGGCGGGCCGGGCCGGGCTGGCTGAGGCCGAGCTGTACTCCGCGCACAGCCTCCGCGCTGGGGGCGCCACGCAGATGTACCTCGACGGGTGGCTCCTCGACCAGATCATCGAGCGTGGCCGCTGGGCGCCCGGGTCGACCGTGGTCCTGGGCTACATCAGGTCGGTGAGCAGTGCCCGCCGGGCGCAGATGCGCCGAGCTGCGGAACCGTAACCGCATACCCGTAGGAGGTATCCCCGTGGTGATGATCCCCGAACCGCTCGCCGTCGCGCTGATGATCGTGCTCCCGCTGGGCTGGCTGGTCGCGGCCCTGGTGTGGCTGCGCCGCCCCCGGGGACCGGTCGCCCCGGTGGCCTCTCGGGTGGTCGTCGTCGACGACCCGCGGCCGGACACCCGCAGGATCGCCCCGCCCGCGCCGCCCCGCTCCCCGCTGGTCGACGTCGAGACCCTCGCCGCCGAGGTGCACCGCCGCGCCGCGCAAGAACGCCACCCCTCCCCCCGGCCGTCCGTCACGTCGACCCGGACCAGCGGGCCCCGGCACGCCGCCCGGGTCGCGTCGATCCCGGTCGACTACACGACCCCCGTCGTGAGCACGTGGAACACCGGCGGCCACTCGGCCCCCGCCTGTTCCCCCGCCCCATCGTCCGGGGACAGCGGCGTGAGCTACAGCGGCGGGGGTGGCGGGTTCGACGGCGGCGGCTCCTGCGGGTGATCCGCCCGCGGTAGCTACGCTCCCAGGCCGTGATCCCGCGGGTCCTCGGAGCGCCAGGCTGCGCCGCGCTGCCACCCGACGGGAACCAGGGCAAGCCGCGATCCTGCCCGGCCCCGGTCGAACGGGTCGGGGCGGTCCGCGTCCGTCGACCCGGCCGCCCTCTCGAGGTGTGGCTGATGTTCGCGTGCGCCGCCCACGCCGGCCTGCTGCCGCTCCTCGGGGCCCGGCCGCTGCTGGACCGGGACCGCGCCGTGCTGGCCCGCTGGGAGCGCGAACACGCCCGGTGGTCCCTACCCGCTGGGCACCCCGACCGGCCCGGCCCGGGCGGGCGCCCCTACGAGGCGCCCGCGCCGCTGGCCGTCGGGGACGATGCCGTCGCCCTCCTGGCCCGGCTCGCTACAGCTGGCCGGTGAAGAACACCGGCTCGTTGAACGCGCCCGTCACCGCGATCTGCAGCGGCCCCGTGGTGCCGGCGGGGACCTTGAAGCGGAACGGGATCGTCAGCGCCTGACCCGGCGCTATGTCCTGGGTCGGGAAGACCGCCCCGTCGAACACCTGCGCGGCCGGCATGTTGTTGACCGTGGCGTTCGTCGTGATCAGCGTCGCGCCGACCGGGTTCGGGGTCCCGTTCGTCACCGTCACGAGCACCTCGTAGGCCTGTTCTCCGGGGGCGACGATGAACTCGTTCCCCGCGTCGTACGGGGTCGGCGCGGCCGTGGTGATCGCCAACCCGGAGTCGTAGGTGAACGTCTCCCCGATCGTCACCGTGCCGCCCTGCCGGGCCTGGTCCACCGCGGAGATCGCCCCACCGACCAGCGCGGTGCACGCGGCGAACCCGAGGAGCGGGACCAGCGCGACGGCGAGCAACACCCACGGCCACACACGACGACGACGGGGCGGGGCGGGGTAGTACCCGGGCCCGCCGTGCTGAGCGCTCATGCCCGACACATCGGCCCCTGACCGGCTCACCGTTACCGCCGATCGGACGAACCACCCCCGAGGAGGAACGGTGCCCCGACACCGTCGTGCCCTGCCCGCCGTGCTCGCCGTGCTCGCGCTGCTCGCCGCGACGGCCGGGCTGTCCGCGCCCGCCCTGGTCGACCACGGCCCGGTCGTGGCCGTCACCGCGGCGTAGCGCCGTGCTCGCGTTCCTCCCGCACCAGGTGCTCGTGCTGGTGCTCGGCTCGATGCTCGTGGGGTTCATCGGCGGCGTGCCGGTGTGGCTGTGGGTGCTGACCATGCCCGGGACGACACGGCCCGCTCCCCCACCGGTCCGGCCCGTCGGCGAGCGGAAGGAGCCCGGCCGTGCCTCCCGCCACGCCACCCGCTGAGCCGTCGCGGTGGCGGGCCGTGCTCGCCACGGTCCTCGCCCTCGTCGCGGTCGCGCTCCTGGCCGTGGTGCTCTACCGGCCCGGCCCGGTCGCGCCGGCACCGACCACGCCGCCGGGGTCCACCCCGACGGCGACCGCACCCGCCCCCCCGGACGTCGCGCCGTGAAGATCACGGCCGAGCACGACGTCGTCGCGGGCACCGTCCGGGTCGTGCTGGAGCTGTCGCTCCACGCCGACCCCGACCGGATGGGGGACGCCGCGTGGGAAGCGACCACGCGGGCCATGCACCGGGCGCAGCGCGCCGCCGGCACCGTGCCGGAGGGGCTGCGCGCCGCACGACAGGAGAGGTAGCCCCGTGGAGCCGACCACGCACCCGACGCCCGGTAGGCGTCGCACCGAGTACGTCCGGCTGGACAAGGTCCTGCTGGCGCCTCGGAACCCGAAGCTCCACGACGACGAGGGCATCGCCCGCGCGATCAGCCACCACGGCTTCGCCGAGCTCCCGCTCCGCGACGAACGCACCGGGCGTCTCGTCGCCGGCCACGGCCGCTACGAGCAGCTGCGCGCGATGCACGAGGCCGGGGAGTCCCCGCCCGACGGGATCGACGTCGACCCCGCGGACGGCATGTGGCTGATGCCCGTCACCGCCGGGTGGGCGTCCCGCTCGGACCTCGACGCCGAGGCGTACCTCGTCGGGTCGAACCAGCTCTCGGCGGCCGGTGGCGTCGACGAGGTCCTGATGACCGACGTCCTGGCCGACCTCGCCGACGCGCACCTGCTGGAGCTCACCGGGTACACCCTCGGCGACTACGAGGCCATGTCCGCGCTCTACATCGACCACGGCGCCGACGACGACGAGCCCGACGACCTCGACGACCTCGCCGACCAGCTCGGCAACGGCGGGGGCGACAAGGACCTGTGGCCCGCGCTGCGGCTGCTGCTGCCCCCGATCCTGCACGAGTCGTGGAAGGCCCACCTCGACACCCACACCGGGGACGAGGTCGCCGCGTTCGCCGCGCTGCTCGGGGTCGACCCGGCCGACCTGCCGGCCAGCGACGACGAGCCGTGACCGGCCGCGTCCACATCCTCGGGTCGTTCCACTTCTTCCGGCGGCGGAACCTGACCGCGGACCTCAGCCCGCACCGGGACGTGGACTTCCTCGCCGACTCGGGGGCGTTCTCCGCGCACAACTCCGGGGCCGAGGTCACCGTCGCCGACTACGCGGCATGGCTGCGCGAGCACCGCACCGTGATCAACGCCGCGGCGACGCTCGACGTGATCGGCGACCCCGTCGGGACGGCGCGCAACACCGAGCGCCTCATGTCCGCTGTCGACGGGGCGGTGCCGATCCTGCCGGTGTTCCACGTGTCGAGCCCCTGGCGGGTGCTGGAGCAGCTGTGCGCCGCGCACCCGTACGTGATGCTCGGGGGCGCGGTCGCCGTCGCGAAGAAGGAACGCGCGACGGCGATGCTGCGGTGGATCGTGCGGGCCCACCAGATCGCCCGGGAGCACGGGACCCGGCTCCACGGGCTCGGGCTGACCCGGCCCCCGTACGCGGAGTCCGCGCCCTGGTACAGCGTGGACTCCTCCTACTGGACCTCCGCGTCACGCACCGGGACGATCTCGCTGTTCGACGGCCGACGCCTGGTGAACTTCCGGTGCGGCACCCCGAAGGCCGCACCGCACGCCCGGCTGATCCGCTCCTACGGTGGGAACCCGCGCCGCGCGGTGACGCCCGGGTTCGGGATCGTGCGCGAGGTCGGGCCCGTCGCCCGGCAGGACCGCGACTGGATGGTGCGGGCCTCGATCGTCTCGATGCGCCGCTACGAGACGTGGCTGCAGCGCCGTCGCCCGGCCGTGCCCCCGCCGACCGGGAGCGCGGTCACCGGGGACGGGTTGAAGCTCTACCTCGCCGCGGGCGGGAAGAACGACCTCGACGTGCTGATCCGGGTGTCCCGGGAAGCAGCGGCGATCACCCCGGATCGGCGGGTGAGCTGATGGCGGTCAACCTGCTGCTGTCCTACGCCTTCCACGCCGACACCGACCTACGCCGGGTCCGGACCTCCCTGGTGTGCGGTCGGCTCCTCATCGACAGCGGGGCGTTCACCGCCCACACCAAGGGGCGCCGGATCGAGCTCGCCGACTACGCCGCGTTCCTGGAGCGGTGGCGCGGCTGCTGGGACCACGCGATCACCCTCGACGTCATCGGGGACCCGGCCGGCACCCGGCGCAACACCCGCGCGCTGCACGCGCGCGGACTCCCGGTCATGCCCGTGTTCACCCCCGGCGACACCGTCGCCGAGTTCGAGGCGATGGTGCGGGACAGCTCCTACGTCGCCGCCGGCGGCCTGGTCGGGATGGCCCGGGCGCTGCAGGTGCGGCGGGTCCGGGCGCTGCAGCGGCGCGCGGCCGACCTCGGCGGCGGGGTCCACGCCCTCGGGGTCGGGTCGATGACCTCGCTCCGGGCTGCGCTGCCCTACAGCGCGGACGCTTCCACGGTCAGCGGCGCGTTCAAGTTCGGCAAGATCGTTTACTTCGACGGCCGGACCGTGCAGAACACCGGCGTGAGCGACGTCGCCCGTCTCCGCCGCGATCACCGGATCATCCGCGACCACGGCATCGACCTGGCGCAGATCGCCACCGACAACCGGATGCCCAAGCTCCGCGGGCGGCAGGCGCTCATGCAGGCCATGTCGCTCGCCTACGCGACGGCCGACGAACACCTGCGCCGAACCCGGCCGGTGACCGAACCAGGCAGCGGTCCCGACGGGCTGCCCGGCACGCACCTCTACTCCTCCCTCGGCGCCGGCGAGCCCGATGCCTACGCGATCGCCGACCTCGACCGGATCCTCCACTCCCCCGGCGGGCCGGTCCCCCCGATCTGGCGTCGCTACCGCGGCGCCCACACCTGCTACCCACGGAAGGCACAGCCCCATGCGTCGTGACCTCGTCCTCCTCTCCGGCGGCCTGGACTCCTCCACCGCGCTCGCCCGCTCCCACGCCCGCGGCATCGCGGTGTTCGCGCTGTCGGTCGACTACGGGCAGCGGCACCGCCGCGAGCTGGCCGCGGCCGCGGAGATCGCCGCGTTCTACGGCGTCGAGCACGGCGTCCTGGACATGACCGGGTGGGGCCAGCTCCTCACCGGGTCGGCCCTGACCGACCCGAACGTGCCCGTCCCCCACGGCCACTACGCGGCGCCGGCGATGAAGGCCACGATCGTGCCGAACAGGAACGCCACGCTGCTGTGCGCGGCGGCCGGGGTCGCGGTGTCGAAGGGCTGCACGCACGTCGTCACCGCGGTGCACGCCGGGGACCACCCCGTCTATCCGGACTGTCGGCCCGAGTTCATCACCGCGCTGGATATCGCCGTCGCCCTCGGGACCGGCGAGGCGGTGCGCCTCGACGCGCCGTTCGTGCACATCGACAAGACCGAGATCGCCCGCGAGGCCGGGAAGCTCGGCCTGCCGGTGGAGCGCACCTGGTCCTGCTACGAGGGCGGGGACGTGCACTGCGGCCGGTGCGGAACGTGCGTCGAGCGGATCGAAGCCTTCACCGACGCCGGCGTCGACGACGCCACCGCCTACGCGACCCCGACGGGCGTGGTGTGAGCGCGTCCCTGCTGGTCCGGCACAACATCGAGGTCGCTCACCGGCTGTCGCTGCTGCCGGGGAAGTGCGAGGCCATCCACGGGCACAGCATGTGGGTGGAGCTGGAGCTGACCGGCGTCGTCGACGACCGGGGCCTGCTGGCCGGGCTCGACTTCGGCGGGGTGAAGCGGGCGTTCCGCGGCTACCTCGACACCGAGTTCGACCACCGGCTCCTGCTCAACGCCTCCGACCCGCTCGCCGACCTGGCGTTCGGGCCGGGTCGCCTGCCCGGGCTGCGGGTGTGCCCGGGCGACCCGTCGACGGAGAACATCGCCGCCTGGGTCGGCCGGTGGGCCCTCGAGGTGTTCGGCGCGGAGACGACCGGCGGGTCGGTGGTCGTGCAGGAGACCCACGTCAACGCCGCCACCTACCGATGGGAGGGCACGCCGTGACGACCCACCAGCTCCGCGTGTCGGAGGTGTTCGGGCCGACGCTGCAGGGCGAGGGCCCGGCCGCCGGGATGCCCGCGGTGTTCGTCCGTCTCGGCGGGTGCAACCTGTCGTGCTCGTGGTGCGATTCGGCCTACACCTGGGACGCCTCGCGCTTCACCCTGGCCGAGGAGATCGGGACCCGCGACGTCGACGGCCTGGTCGCCGAGGTCGTGGACCGCGCCGGTGACCGGGCCGACCTCGTCGTCCTCACCGGCGGCGAGCCGCTGCTGCAGCAGGGCCCGGCGATGGAGGCGTTCCTCGTCGGGCTCCGCGCGGCCGGGCTGCGGGTGCACGTCGAGACCAACGGCACCGTCGCCCCGCGCGACCCGATGCTCAACCTCGTGCAGCTGTTCGTGGTGTCCCCGAAGCTGCCCAACGCCGGGGAGCACCGCGGCCACCAGGACCCCGCGGTGTCGTGCGCGTGGGGCGTGGTCCGGCTCGCCGGGCTGGCGCACGTCGTGGTGAAGGTCGTGTGCTCCGGTCCGGCCGACGTACCCGCTGCGGTCGCCCTCGCCGAGGAGCTGCACGTCCCCCGCCGGTGGGTGTGGGTGATGCCCGAGGGCACCACCCCGGCCGTCGTCGCCGAGCGCTTCGCCGAGCTCGCCGACGCCGCGGTCGAGCACGGCGTCAACCTGTCCCACCGGCTCCACGTGGCCGCCTGGGGCGACGAGAGGGGGCGGTGACCGTGCTCGACGTCGACAAGGCCGCCGCGGCCGTCTCGGCGCTCCTGCTGGCCCTCGGGGTCGAAGAGGGCGCCCACACCGCCGACACCCCGGGCCGGGTCGCCCGGGCCTGGGCCGAGCAGCTCGCCGGCTACCAGGAGGACCCGGCCGACCACCTCGGCCGGACGTTCCCGGCCCCGGCCGACGCCGGGCTCGTCATGGTCTCGGGCATCCGCGTGGTGTCCACGTGCGCGCACCACCTCCTCCCCGTCGTCGGCACCGCGACCGTCGCCTACCGGCCCCGTCCCGGGGCCGAGGTCGTGGGCCTGTCGAAGTTCGCCCGGGTCGTCGAGGGCTACGCGCGGCGTCTGCAGGTGCAGGAGCAGCTGGGCCGGCAGGTCGCCGACGCCGTCGCCGAGCGGCTGGACCCGGACGGCGCCGCGTGCATCATCACCGCCGCGCACGGCTGCATGGCGCTGCGCGGGGTCGGGCAGCCCGCCACGGTCACCACCACCCACGCATGGGCGGGGGCCTGGTCCCCCGACCGGGTCAGCGGGCGGTGCGCGGGCCGCGGCGCGATCGCCGTCGACCGGGACGCCGTGCTCGCCGAGCACACGCGCTCGGTCGCCGGGTTCAAGGGCGGGCCGGTCTGGTGAGCGGCCGCGGCGAGAGCAAGACCTCGCCGCGGCGCGTCACCGCGGCTGAGCGCGCCCTCCGTGCTGTCGAGCTGCGCAAGGCCGGCATGTCGTACGAGCAGATCGCGACGCAGCCGATCTCCGCGACCGACAAGCGGCAGCTCTACCCGGGCAAGGACGGGCGCAAGCGCGCGTTCGACGCGGTGAACGGCCACCTCATGCAACTGGCGCGCGACACCCGCGGCCGGGTCGAAGAGCTGCGCGCGCTGGAGATCGCCCGACTCGACGACATGGAAGTGGCGATCACCCCGTCGACCCGCCCGGCACGCGCCGTGCGCTGCCCCGAGGAGGGCTGTCGGGGGGTGATGTGGCGCGAGCCCGACGTCGCCGCGGTCAACGCGCGGCTCCGCCTCGGTGAGCGCCGGTCCAAGCTCGAAGGGCTCGACGCCACCGACGTCAACGACGCGCGCATGGTCGAGCTGCTGGAGGAGCAGGTCGCCCTCACACACCGCGGTCTGGTCACCGCGATGGACCGCGCCGGCGTCCCGGACACGATGCAGCGGGAGGTGCTGTCCCATTTCGCCGACGCACTCCGCGAGGCCGAGGAAGCCGCAGAGGACGAGGGGTAGGCGCCCCACGTTCGCGGGGCTCCTGGCCGACGCCGCCGCCCCGCGCCCCGTCGACGCCTTCGCCAAGATCGGGTTCGTGCCGAACCCGGGCCCGCAGGCCCGGTTCCTCGCCCTGCCCGACGAGGACATGGACGTGCTCTACGGCGGGGCCGGTGGCGGGGGAAAAGCGCTGCGCTGCTGGCGCTCGCCGCGCGCACCTGCACCCGGTACCCGGGCATCCAGGTGTTCTGGTTCCGCCGCAGCTTCCCCGAGCTCAACCAGTCCGTGCTCCGCGCGCTGGCCCGGTATGGCTACTTCCGCAAGCTGGGCGCGAAGTGGAACGGGTCGAAGTACGAACTGACCTTCCCCGGTGGGGCGGTCCTGACCTTCGCGCACGCGAAGAACCTGCAGGAGGCGTCCGCGCTCCAGTCGGCCGAGATCAACCTCCTGATCCTCGACGAGCGCACCACGATCCCGCCGGCCGTCGTGGACTTCCTCTACACCCGCGTCCGCTCCGGCGTGCGGGGCGTGCCGTGCCTGGGCATCCGGTCGGCGTCGAACCCGGGCGGGGTCGGGCACGGCCGGGTGAAGGCCGACTACGTCACGGCCACCGAGAAGGGCCGGGCCGAGCTGGTCGACGCCTCCGGGCGTCGGCGGCTGTTCATCCCGGCGAAGGTGTCGGACAACCCGTACGTCGGCGACTACGCGGAACGGCTGGCCGGTAACCCGGACCCCGAGCTCCGTCGCATGATCATGGACGGGGATTGGGACGTGTTCGCGAACCAGGCGTTCCCCGACTGGCGTCCCGCCCGGGCCGTCGTGCCGGCGTTCACCCTGCCCGAGAGCTGGGACCGCCGCGGCGGCATGGACTACGGGTGGTCGGCGCCGTCGGTGTTCATCGCGGGCGCCCGTGACGGCGACGGCCGGGTGTGGCTCTACCGCGAGCTGTCCATGACGGAGACCCCGGAGCGGGAGCAGGCCCGCAGGATCCTCGCGCTGGGCACCGGGGTGCGGATGATCGCCGGGGACCCGGCGATGTGGGGCAAGGTCGGATCGGCGCTGCCCCCCGCCAAGCAGATGATCATGGAGGGTCTGCCGCTGCAGCGAGCCGAGAACGACCGGCTCTCAGGCAAGGCCCGGATGCACACCTACCTGGCCGAGGCCCCGGCGTGCATCTACCACCGCGATCAGGGCTGGGACACCTGCCCGATGCTCCACGTCCTCGACGACACCTGCCCCGAGTTCGTCCGGACGATGGCCGACCTCCCCCGGGACCCCAAGCGGCCCGAGGACGTCGACACCGACGCCGAGGACCACCCCTACGACACGGTCCGCTACCTGCTCATGTCCTTCGGCGGCGGGGCGCAGTTCCCGACCGACCTCGGCCCCACCCCCGACGAGGACCAGCGCAGCGCCAAGCCGTTCGGCCCGTTCGCGATCAAGAACGGGCCCGGCCCCGACGCCGCTCCCTCCTGGCTGCACGACGACGAGGAGGACTCCCCGTGGGGCTGATCGACTGGCTGGCGAGCGCGTTCGTCGTGGAGGCCGCACCCTCCGCGGCCACCACGGGCACCACGGTGACCCGACGCGGCTACGAGTACGCCGTCCCCGACTCCGGGCTCAACGAGTTCAGCCCGAGCGTGCAGGCCGCCGACCGCGACCGCCGCACCCTCATGGCCGAGCTGTACGACGCCTATCTCGCGTGCCCGTGGTCGTGGGCGTCGACGAACGCGATCGCCCGCCGGATCACCGCCGGCGGGCTGGAGTTCGTGTGGGACCCCGCCGAGGAGACCGACCCCGACGCGGAGCGCCCGAAGAAGCCCGCCGAGGTCGTGGCGTGCGAGCGGCTGTTCCGGTTCGTCAACGACCGGGAGAACATCCGCCAGCTGCTCCGCGGTGTGATCACCGATCTGCTGGTGTTCGGCGATGCGTTCGTGGAGGTCGTGTGGCGGGGCCAGGTCCCCGTCGGGCTGTTCTCCCTCGACTGCCCGTCGATCACCCCGACCGCTGACGCCCACGGCCAGATCACCGGGTACGTGCAGCTCACCGAGTACGGGCAGCGCGCGGAGTTCGAGCCGCACGAGGTCATCCACATCTCGCTCGACTCCCCCCGGTCCGGGGTGCTCGGTATCTCCCCGACGCAGGCCGCGCTCGTGCCGATCCAGCGGTGGTTGTTCGCCGCGGCGACGCTCATGCAGACCTACCGCAAGGGCGACCCGCTGACCCTGCACGTCGACCTGCCCGCGGAGATGAGCGGGGCCGACGTGCGCCGCTGGGTCGCCCAGCACATGGCCCGCAACGTCGGGCCGGGCAGCGCCGGCTACCCGGTCATCACCAAGGGCGGCGGGCAGGTCCACGAGCTCGGGGCGCGACGGATCGAGTCCGCGCACTCCGAGCTGGACAAGGCCCGCGACGAGATCCTCGCGACCTACGGGGTGCCCCCGGCCAAGGCCGGCGTCATCGAGTCCGGGAACCTCGGCGGGGGAACCGACGAGGGCCAAGACAAGACCTTCGACGTGCAGACCTGTGACCCGATCTCCGCGCTGGTGCTGGAAGCGTTCTTCTACCGGCTCGCCGTGCGCGGGTTCGGCGTGTCCGGGTGGAAGCTGCAGTTCACCGAGGTGGACACCCGCGACTCGAAGAAGATCGAGGAGATTCGGGAGCTGCGGTTCAAGAACGGCGCCTACACGCTCAACGAGTGGCGCGCCGAGATCGGGAAGCCCCCCGTGGAGGGCGGGGACCAGGCCCTCGTGCTGGTCGCCCAGGGCTCGGTCATGCGGGTGCGCGATATCGACTCGGCCACCCTGGCGAGCCTGGCGAAGCAGGTCGCCGGGTCCGGCTGGGAGGTCGCCGACCGGGCCGATCCGGACGAGCCGATCATGCTGGTGCGGGCGCCCGAGGAGGACCCCGCCCCGGACGGCGACGTCGACGGATGGGACGACGAGACCGACCTCGACGAGGACCCCGACGACGACGGCCTCGGCTGGGACGAGGACGACCTCGCCGACGAGGAGCGCGACGACCTCGACGACGACGAGCTGTCGGAGTCCGTCCTCGAGGCGAAGGTCCGCACCGCGGCCGGGGCGAAGAAGTACGGCAAGCCGATCGGGTCGACCATCACCAAGGCCGACCGGCAGGCCGCCCGCGCTCGACGCCGGCAAGCCCGCGCGGACCGGAAGGACCAGCGCCGAGCCCGCCGTGCGGCGAGGAAGGCCCGCAACGCCGAGTGGAAGCGGGTCCGTCGGCTGCAGTCGGCGCCGGTCAAGGCGCAGCCGGTCACCGACGTCGAGCGCGAGCGGGTCACCGCGGCGGCGAAGAAGTTCGCGCCCGTGAAGCTGGACAACTTCGAGCAGACCAACGCCTGGCTGGACAAGCAGCCCAAGCCCAAGGGGACCGAGGAGCAGATCGAGAGCCTGTACCACTACACGGCGAACGGCTACTCGACGATCAACGAGCAGCTCCGCAAGGGTGTCGTGGACAACGAGATCATCGGTGAGGACGTGCGCAACATCGACGCTCTGATGACGCCTGCCTCGCACGATCTGCGGGTGGTCCGCACGCTCAACCTCGACGGGTTCCCCCCCGGGGTGGCGCGCTCGCCGGGGTCGCTCGCGGGCAAGGTGCTGTCCGATCGCGGCTACATGTCCACCACGCTCGGGGAGTCCCGGTTCGGCGACGACGAGGACCTCGCGGCGACCGAGGTGTTCATGGATATCGCCGTGCCGAAGGGGACCCCGTCGATCTACGCGCGGCGGGTGTCGCACTACCCGAACGAGGGCGAGATCATCCTCCCGCGGGGGCAGAAGCTCCTCGTCACCGACGTGAAGAAGCACCGGGCTGGATCGTGGATCGTGTCCGCGGTGGTGGTCCCGAGCAGCGCGGCGTCGACGCGGTCGGCGCCACGCCCGGCAGGTGGGGAGGTGGCCGCGTGAGGTCCCAGGACGCCCGCGAGGGCAGCACCTTCCTCAACCGGCCCGACGACGCGGGGTTCACCGTGGCCGACTCGGGGATGGATGCCGGTGATCTCGCCGGCATCCACGCCGCGCTGTTCGGCGGCGGTGACGACGAGGACGGCGACGAGGACGACCCGGAGGAGTCGGTCGCCGAACGCGCCGGCGGCCACACCGGCGGGATGATCGCGCTCCTCCCGGACGCCGACACCGCGGCCGCGCTCGCCGTGGACGGTGGCCTGGACGCCGACGAGCTGCACTGCACCCTGGCCTACCTCGGCGACGACGTCACCGGATGGGACAGCGTGCAGCGCGACGACGTGGTCACGCTCGTGCGCGGGCTCGCCGCGCGGGCCCCGATCACGGGCCGGGTGCTGGGCCGGACGGTCTTCAACGAGACCACCAAGCCGCACACCGTGTACCTGGTCGGGGACGCCCCCGGCCTCGGCGCGGTCGCGGCTGCCGTGTGGGACGACCTCGCCGACCGCGACGGGGTCCCCGACCAGCTGGAGCCCTACGTCGCCCACATCACCGCCGGGCGGGGGATCGACCCGGCCGACCTGGTCGCCGAGGCCGACCTCCGGTTCGACCGGCTCGCCGTCGTGCTCGCCGGCGACTGGACCGAGGTCCCGCTCACCGAGGCCGCCGAGTCCACGCATGAGGCCGTCGCGGGCGGGGCCGTCGAGTGGACCGGTTGGGAGCGCGACGCGCCGACCTCCGCCCACTACGCCGACCAGCTCCTCGGCGCGATGGATCAGGCGTTCGACGCCGAGCAGGTCGCGCGGGACTGGCTGACCGGGGAGGCCGAGTCCCTGGCCGGTGCCGGGGTGGCCGAGCTGGTGCCCTCCCCCGCCGCGCCGGTCGCGTTGAAGCTGCCCAGCGCGGCGCAGACCAGGCTCGCGGTGCGGTTCGTCTCGATGCTGCCCGTCGAGGTGCAGGCCGTGATCGTGGCCGTGCTGGTGCGGCTGCTCGTGGAGGCGTTCCTCATCGGGGTGATCGCCGCCCGCGATGCGCTGCGGTCCGCCGGCGGCGCGCCCCCGGTCCAGCCCCCCACCGACGGCGGGGCGGCCCCGGCCGATGACGACGACGGCGACCCGTGGTGGAACGCAGAGATCACCTACGGGTCGTGGGACGTCGGGGACCACGAGGCCGCGGAGAAGGTCCTCGGTGACACCGGCCTCGGTGACGGGCTGCGCGCGATGCTCGCCGACTCCGACGTCGCCCTGACCGGGATCACCGACGAGCGCATGGCCGAGTTCGCGCGGGTCCTCGCGCAGGCCCTCGCCGACGGGGACAGCGTCGAGACCCTCGCCGCGCGGCTGCGGGCGTTCCAGGCGGACCGGGTGTGGGCGCGCCGTACCGCGATCACCGAGACCGCCCGGGCGGTC